TATGCTATTATAGACAAGCAGTTCAAATAAATGCAGGAATACCCAAGTGGTTGAAGGGGCGGGCTTGGAAAGCTCGTAGATCGGTAACACGGTGCCAGGGTTCAAATCCCTGTTCCTGCGCCATATGCAAAAAAGTCCAGTAAATACTGGGCTTTTTTAATCTGTGATACAAAAATGATACAAATTTTTATGTTTTTTGGAGTTCTGCAATAATTTTGACCATCTCATTATCGGTTTTTTCCAGAGCATGAACATATGTCTCAAGTGTTTGCTGAATCGTCGAATGACCGAGATATTTCGAAAGAGCAACGATATTAACGCCGGCATGGATCATGTTCGTTGCAAAGCTGTGACGAAGATCATGGATTCTGATCCGCTTTACTCCGCTCTCTTTAATTCCGCGTGTGAAGTAGCGCTGTAAATTCGTTATGGGGATCGGATGTTCAAAACCGAAGAGATAATCATTCTCATTGATTTGCGCTGTTATGGCGTCCACAGTGGCTCTCAGAGGGCCTGATAATGTGATTGTTCTCTCTGATGAATCTGTCTTCAATGGCATGAATCCGTCTTTCTCATACTTGATCTGATGATGGATCCGGATTGTGCCGTCGTGGTAATCCTGTTTCCTGAGTGCCAGTGCTTCGCCGCGCCGGCATCCGGTCCAGTACATGAAAGTGTAAATGTTCCGATAGTGTGTCAGATGCACGCACTGGATAAACTGATTGAACTCTTCCGGAGTCCATGTAACCATCACATCTCTCTTCTTTTTTTCTTTTTTGAGCTTCTTTAAAAAAGCAGCATCATTCGGCAGGCCGTAGAAATCGTGAGCAAACTTGAATACTCCGCGAACAACACCGATACAGTAGTTCTTTAAAGACACGCTCATATCCATCTGGATCAGACTGGTATACCATTCCATCAGCACGGTTTTGCTGATCTTCGACATCTGAACATCTGCAAATGTCACATATTTATTGACACGGCTGCGCTCCTGTTCTTTTGTTGATTCTTTCCTGGCGTTCTTGTATTCGATATATTTTTCATCCATCTCACGGAAAGTAATTGATGTCTGCACACCTGAATATACATTCTGTTCGGACTCCCAGAGAGACGCTTCTCTTTTGGTGGAAAAGCCTCTTTTCAGGATCTGCTTATATTTTCCGGTTACAGGATCCTTTGTCGAAATCTTTGCAAACCATGTTCCTCGTTCTTTATCTTTATAAACGGGCATTATAAAAGCCTCCTTTCTGATATAATGGAGGCACGATAAAAGGAACTCTCACATTCTAATATCGTGCGCAGATCTTCGCAGGGTACCGGCCTACGGAGATCATTTTTTATTGGCGTATTGAAGTGCTTTCATCGGAATCTCGTTTGGATCTAAATTTAGAGTATCAGCAATTTTAAACCATATCTCCATGGAAATGGCATTTTTACCGGTTTCATACTGTGAGTATGCGCCTCTGGAGATGCCTACTCTGTTAGCAACTGCTTGCTGGCTCAGCTTTAATTCATTTCTTCTGTCGCGGATCGCAGCGCCTACATACTCATAGTATTTTGACATAAGATAACGCCTCCTTTCATTCTTTCCTTTATCATAAAATAAAAAACTGCTATTCACAATAGCAACAACAATATATGCAAATTGCTATTGACAGTAGCACGCGCGTTATATATTATGGAATTGCTACTCACGGTAGCGAGAAAGGAATACATATGATTGATCTTGAAAACAGGAAGTTTTCAATTCCGGAAATACGTTTTTTGGAAAATCAAATGTCTCAGGAAGAACTCGGAAAGAAGTTGGGACTGACTCAATATCAGATCTGGGCAAGAGAAACCGGTAGACAAAAGTGGCTTCTTGAAGAAGTAGCAAAGATTTCCGAATTTTCCGGAATTCCTCTGCAGCGCATTCGCGTCTAATTTTTTTATCCTCAATGGCTACTGACAGTAGCATACGGAAAGGAGAATTATGCCTAAGACCAGAGAGGAGCTGCTCAGCGAAACATATCTTAACTGCACGGAAATCCGGATTCTCCTGAAGTTATCTCAGAGGAAAGCTCGGAAGGTCTGGATCCTCGCGATGGAGAGAGATAGAGAGGAGCTTGGTGATTATCTGATTTACGAAAACAAGGCTCGGTTTAAGACGGTCATGAAAGTGTCCGGCAACGACTATAACCTGTTGGCACGACAAATTAAAAATGCGGTGAGTGCCGCTTAGAAAGGAGAAAGAAATGAGTTCCAAGTGTTCAGAAGATAAGTTTGCAAAGCTGAAGGATTTCACAGAAAGCGAAGACGGAATCACATTAACTTACGAACTGGGAGAAGACGGCAAGAAATTTTTCGAAAGCCTGTTAAATTCCGAGGAAACTGACGAACCGGATGAGATGGGAGAAGGCATTGATTCGATGGTCTGCAGTCTGATCCGCCTGGCGACAACCCTCTCAGAATCTATCAAGTACATGATTAATGACGGTTATTCAATGTCAGAGTTTGTTCCTCAGGAAGAGCTGCTTTGTAAGATTCTCGATTTCTTCAAAAGTATTGCACATGACGAATGAAAAAGCGGCAGCTTTCGGGGAGCATACCGCGATCGACAAGTGTTCTTATTGAACACTTCCATTTTACCAAAAAGGAAGGAAAAAGAAATGAAAATTAAAGAAACTGTCACCGAGAAAGATCTGGACTTTCTGTATGACTGTCTGATCTTCACAACTATTGTTCTGTTTATTGAAGTAGTAATAGCGGAGATCTTTTTATGAGTTTACACGGAAAGAAAATCCGCCTCTGGGCATACGATCGCAACGGGAAGCAGATCACAGTCTATTTAAGCAATGAATCGGCAAAGGTGCTGCATATTACCGTCGCCGGTACTTCAGTGTCTGATCAGCAGGATTATTACCTGCCATTCGACAATTTCGTGAAAGCTTTATACACGTTCCGCCACAACGGTGCGCCGGCAAGACATGCCAAGAAGGATGCAACAGATGGCACGGCGTAAGATAGTCGATCAGCAGATGGACCAGCAGAGCAGAGTTGCAAATCTCGCTGATAAACACCTTGAGATGTTCAGGAAGGAGGGAGTAACGATAGAGGAACTGAACAAGATCCTGTATCGCGTCCGAAAGATGGCAGCGGCCGGGGCAAAAGTATAAGAAAGAAAGGTCTCTGGTCAACGGCATTTCACCGGCCGCTGGCTTCTTCAAAAAGAAGAATATGATTCGCAAAACAAAACATAACAAAGCTCTTGTGATTACAGACAAAAGCGGAAATCACAGCCTCCGAAGTGGAATCACCGAAGAGGATGCGCTGAATAAACTTGCATATTATGAACGGCTGGAAAAAGAAGAAAAGATCATGGAAGTACATGATGGTCACTGGAAGGCACTGCTTGGAAAACATTCGCGTTATCAGTGCAGCCATTGCGGATCTGTGACTCAGGTGGCTGAGATCGACGGCCAGCCTGCATATAATTTCTGCCCATACTGCAATGCAAGAATGCACGGAAGGAACTGGATCAAATGACAAAGGTAAAAGGCTCACATTTCAACAGAGCCATGGAATTCAATTTTATAACCATCAGCCAGGGAACAATCCGCATCCATTCGTTTGACAAGAATGGATGCGGACTTCTCCGGAACGAACCGAATGAATACAAAGAAGCAGCGGAAGATCTTCGCTTCTTCCTGAATAAAGCGGATATGAATGTTCTGTCAAAATTCGATGATCTTGATATCACCATGAACGGCAACACAATTCGCTGCTTATCCGGATCAAGTTCTTTCCGGCTTCAGAACACTACTGACCTGAAGGAACTGGCTCCCGATATGAAGGATCTCGTCAATCTGAACATTGATCTTGATACTTATGCACTGGCCGCCAGCTTTGCCGGCAAGGTTGAAGATGATGGGGTACTTGTCGCTGAGACTGGAGTGACCATGTTTGACTCAGCCGAACAGTTCCTGTTCCGAATGAGCAGAGCTGTCGATCTGGCAAAAATGATCAACATTCCGACGGGAATCCTGAAGATCATCGACAAAGCAAAGCCGTACATGCTTATGGCAAACGAAAAAGTCATTGTGCTGCGCACTGCAGGCGAAATTGCTTACGGTCCGCTGTTTCTGAAGCTCAATGAGCAGGCGGTCAAGTTTGATCCTCAGCCGGATGGAAATATGAAGATCTTCAGCATTGAGGACTTCACCAAGCATCTGACGATTGCATCGAATTTCTCACGCTTGGTCACATTGACGATCAAGGATGGCAGCACTCTTCAGATTGAATCTGGAGCAGGTGGATGTGATGAGCGTCTTTACAGGGCTGCGATGAATGTCACGACAAATGTATCGGAGTATTCCAAAGCGTTCTCAATTGCCGGCCTTCTGCGTGTCCTGAAGGCATCTGAGGCGGCTGGAGAAGTCACGCTGTATTTCAACAACAGACTGATCTTGGCCAAAAATGAAAAGAACTTCGCTTCGATCTCAGTCACGAACTTTCACGACAACATCGACATGGTTTTGAGTCAGGAGGCACAGAATGACGGAACAGAATCCGAATCAGAATGAAGAACAGGGCGAACAGCTCTCAATGGATGATATATGGGGCTTCATCGGAACCGGACCGGAGAATCTGAAGACTGATGAAAAGCCTGCCAAGAAAGAAAAACCGAAAAAGGAAAAGAAAACGGAAGCTGAACCGGCTGCAGAGAAGGCACCGGCGCCAGCTGTAGCGAAAAAGTGGCGGTATCCGTTCCAGATCTATTTCGCAGGCCGTGTACATGACACTACCGGCATGTTCGAAGATGGAACTGAATACACAGGTTCTGAGATCACTTCAAAAATGCTTGAACATCATTTCTATGAATTCAGCGGAACTGTTGAATACGACTATATGGAAGAAACAAATACGCTGGTTGCGATGTTCCGGCAGCATAAAAAAGGATGAAAAGAAAAAAATTCATATTTTACATCATCGGCGTTGGCGGCACGGGGTCCCTCCTGGCTAGGGATCTGCCGCAGCTGCTGATCGGCACCAAACATCGCATGATGCTGATCGACGGCGATGTAGTTGAACGGAAGAATGTGGTCCGGCAGTCGTTTCAGACTCAGGATATCGGCTGGAATAAGGCAATAGCCTTGGCCAGAAAGATTAATACATTCTATGACATTAAATGCCTTGCGTATGACAGATATATCGATGCTGATTCTCTAGTTAAGCTGATCGGCGAGAAGCCGGTCGGAATGACACCGATAATCATCGGCTGCGTTGATAACGATGCTACAAGAGAGCAGCTTGAGAAGGTGACTGAGAGACTGAGCGAGGCTGTATATATAGACTCTGCAAACAGTGCCTACTCAGGCAATGTCTATGTAACGGCAATATCCAACGAAAGACATTACGGTTCATTCAGATCTGAAGTATATCCGCTGGCTCATGATAAGAGTCCGCTGGAAATGAGCTGTGAAGAGCAGGCGGCGGCAGGCAATCTGCAGTATATGGTTACAAACGCCCGCATGGCTGTCTGCTTGCTTGAACATTGCTTCAATCTGATCAGTGATGAGCCTGTAATGGTGGGGGTGACCAAAATTGACAGATTTACGGAAATACATTACTAGGCGCGTTGATATTGATACTGAATATCTCGGACTGCTGAAGGCGGTATATCAGACATGTCCGGAAGCACTCTCGTTTCTTGATTCGGCCACTGCTGAAGAGGAAGAGTTCATCAAACATGATCTGAACAGAGTCTTTGGTGCCAGGCTCTTCTGCAACTCTGATCTGTATGATCTTTGGGAAAATGAGATCTTGGAATCGCAGAAACATGACTTTCTATGCTGCCTTGATCCTCTGATTTACGGAATATTCACAGTGCTGTTTGGAAATGATTGGGACTATGAACTTTACAGCGGCACAAGCTCTGAGATATTAGGCATTGCATTTAATCCTGATGGCTTTGATGAAGAATGGAAAAACACAGCCATGAAGGCTCTGAGAACGTGGTTTATTCAGGAATTCAGTGCTGATCCGGAAGATCCGTATCCAAGTATTATTGATAACTTCGGACCGCCGGATGAATGCGAAAGTGCTGGTTCATATGCGTTGTTTCGGTTTGGCGCTTCCTGTGATCAGCTGCTTGTTGATGATTGTATGCAGATGATCGGAGCCGCAGAAAGCGATGATGCCTGCGTATATGGCCAGATGGTCCTTGGTGATTATGAACTCAACTATGAGATGGAGCTGGATGATGTTCCGCAGAGCGTTATTGATGCTGTTAAGGCTCATCCGAAGAAAAAGGAAATCAGCGCGGCTGCCTTGAGAGCAATGGAATGCTTCTCATACAACGGAAATGTGTACACGAAAATGTCGATGCTGATCGATAGACTCCTGAATACATATCATTCAGAAACGCAGGTGCTTCTATGACACAGATGATATGCAGGCTGGACTCGCAGCTGAATGACGTTGATCTTCTCTGCATAGAAGAAAACGAAGAGATTTGGAAAAGCATATCTGCAGCACAATTCGCTCAGATGGTGATTGATCTGTGCGGGGAAAGAGTCAATGAGAAAGAAAAGCCGAGGCTGCTAGACCGAAGTATTCTGGCTCTCAGCTCGACATCGGCGCTGATCCGCCGGAATGGACATCGGCAGATAGTCACTTATGCCGGCAAGGCATATCAGATCAATTTTCCGAATTCAATATATCTTCTCAATTTCACGCAGACTTCCATTGTAAAAATCGAAGCTTATACCTTCTTCAGATGGGAAGGCGTGAATACAAAGCTGTACAGAATGCCTATGCCTAATATGACAGGATCAGCACATATGTGCATCGGCACAGCTGATCGGCGAATCTACGACGGCGACATTCTGAAGACTTTGGACAAAATACTGGATGCGGAATATACGCATGATCATGTCGACAATCTGAAGAAACCGACATCAACTATTAAATGGTTCAGGCTGCTTCGGAAGAGTCCAGTGACCAAAGATATGCTGAAAGATCAGACACCGGTTGTTCTCGGATCATTGGTAACCGGAGGATCTGACGATGCCTAATAGATTGCTTAAAGAGTCAATCTGCGAATCTGAGGAAATCGACAGATTGACATGGTTTCAAGAAGTTTTGTTTTATCGACTCATCGTGAAATGTGACGATTACGGAATACTGGATGCTCGGCCGAAGATATTGAAGGCAAAGCTGTTTCCGCTCAAAGATGTCGCTGAATCTCATCTGACAAGTGCACTTAATGCGCTATCGACGGCAGGCTTGGTAAGGCTATATGAAAGTGAGGGCCGACCGTACCTGCAATTGGTAACGTGGCACGTCCACCAGCAGATCAGGGCAAAAAAGAGTAAATATCCGACACCTGATATCAATTGCAATCAAATGATATCAAATGATATCAAATGTCCCCGTAATCCAATCCAATCCGAATCCAATCCGAATCCTAATCCGAATCCAAATATATACGAAGGCAACCCGAATCCTTATCGCCCTGATCCGGATGATGTAAGAGAATTCATAGCTGTGAAGAACTACCACTTTTCTGTGGATGAGTTCATGGAATACTATGACGCGGTTGACTGGAAGCAGCATGGTGAACCGATCAAGAACTGGATGAGTAAATGTTCAGTCTTCGAACGGAACTGGAAAAAGGCACAGGAGCGCCAGCAGAGCCGCAAGGGACCGGCAACCACAAAGATCCCGATGCCCGACTATATTCGTGATCAGACGAGAGAAGAGAAAGATATTGATTTCGATGCTCTTCCTGGAGGTACGAATGATAACAAATAAATCTACTGACTGGCTGAATGCAAACTATGGCGATGCCCGCGACTGGACTGTTTACCTGCAGGACTTTGACGACGATCAGATTGCCAAGATTATCAAAGAGCATCGTTTTCCGAACGGATCCAAGTTTCTGGAATGGCTGTATGAGCATACAGATCCGAAGAATTTGGAAAAACTCGCACATCTGAAAGGCTTTGACAGTGCTGAACAGCGAAGCTATCTGATCGGAGTGATCAACGGAATGCAGAGGAACTGTCATGATCCAGGCGGCAATCCGGAACGCTGAGATGATCATTCACGATGTTGAGCGAAAAAGAAGAGTTCGCATCATTGCGGGAATGATTGATGCTGTGCCCGGAACTACATGCTTTCGGGTCTACCTTGGCAAAGGAGTTGTATTTGATTTTGAAGCTTCAACAGCTGCGCTGGCTGTACAGCCGCGTCTGATTGAACTGAAACTGTTTGAGGAAATTGATGAAAGGAGAAAGTTATGATGACAACATATTTGGCTCTGCTCAATGACGTTGCTGTCGGAAGACAGCCGGAGAAAGTCATATACAGAAACCATGTATACGAATGGAATGGAAATGAGTATATGCGCGACGGAAGAAGTCTTTCAGAGCAGATGCTGAACTGGACAACGAAAGCACAGACACATGCTGAGATCCTTCAGTACGATCACAGGGTTCTTACAAACGATGAGCGAAGTTACCTGAAAGCAGTTATTAAACCGTGGCGCTCTGATGTGAATGGGATCGTAAAGACAGCAGCTGTTGCAGGGGAAAGATGCATTGTCATTTGTTGCAGAAACGGAATGGTTGATTTGCCAAATTTTCCTGATGATATTGGCATGTACAGTGGGATGGAAACAGATAAATTTTACACACTGGATGAGCTTGGTATTTGAAGGGGTTGAAAAATGGATTATCAGAAACAGGTCCGTGAACATTTGAAGGAATTTAATAAACAGACAGATACAGGCGAACAACTGGCGGCAGGTTTGATGACTGAACTCATCATTGTGATGTCAGTCATTGCTGATGAGCTGTCTGAACTTAATCAGAAACAGAGAGTTGTGTATCTCTGCGACGGCAAGAAGTGTGAACGGTGTTCGCCGGAATGTCGTTACACAACAGATCTGCAGCATGCGGCCAATTTCAATCTCAAAGACGGAGTGTTCATCGAAGGAAGGTCAAAATGGCGAGACAGTACAAAAGGGACCTGATCAAGCAAGGCCCGGAAGCAAAAAAGCGTGAAATCAAGAGACTTGGCCAGAATATCACCAAGCCTCTGACAAAAGAAGATTATGCTGCTATGAGCACGCAGGCTCTTATCAACCGTGATAAATGCAAACCTGGCACTGAAGATTATTATCGCGCTTATCGGGATTACATGCTGCTGCTGATCGGAGTCAATACAGGTTGCCGGATCGAAGTTGAGTGTGAAATGAAGGTAAGAGATTTCAAAGGTGGCAGAGTGACAATCACGGAGTTCAAAACAAAGAAGCGAACTCAGTATGAAATGGACAAAGAGGTTTATGGCGAAGTTCAGAAGTACATTATTCATTTTGGACTGACAGATCATGAGTTTCTTTTCAAAACTCGCTTAGACAGATATGACGCAATCACAAGAGTCACTGCATGGCGGCGGATCAAGGCGCTGGCAAATCAGGTAGGTATCAAATATACGGTCGGCGCTCATTCATTGAGAAAATCATACGGCCGTTGGCTGTACGATGAAACTCATGATATTCATCTGGTCCAGCAATTCTATATGCATGGATCCGCAGAAACGACGGAGCGGTATATCTGTCTTGAAAAAGGCGACATCGATGCTGCAAGGGGAAAGGTCCGGAATCTTCCGGTAAAGGCGTGAAGAAAAGGATAAGTGAATTATGTTACAGCTTAAAGAAGAAAAAGTTGCTGCAGATGGTCAAACGGTTCCAGATCCAGGATCTCAAGGCGAGATTGATCGTCTGCAACGACTGAATACATCACTTCAGAAAACTATCATTAAACTGGTAAAAATCATCAATGACTGCCAGCCTGTCAATGTCACTTATTGCAGCGACTGCAAATACAGTGTTGACAGATATGGAGATGGAGACTGCTACTGCAGATATGATGATGATCTGCGATACATCGGCAAAAATTGGAATCATTACTGCGGATATGCAGTGAGGAGGCAAGAATGATAGTGATCAATCTGGAGGCAATAGGGGTAGTTGTGCTCAAATCACTTGCGACTGTGTTTGTATTGTCGTTAGTGACGCTCGGCTTCTTGGCGGCGATAGGCGGAGATCTTGATCGAGATGATGCACTAGGCTGCATCACTGGTGTCGCGGCGCTTGCGTTTGTGGCATCGCTTGCCGGATTTATATTATTTTTTACATTCGCAGTTGTTTGGCTCATATGGAGGTAGGCGAAGAGAGAAGAAGAATGATTAAACAAGTTGTTATTTGTGACGTTTGCGGTAAGGAACTCCGCAACGGTGGATTCAGATGGATCAGACGTTTTATATTCCACATTGAAATGGGTAGTGAAAAATTAATTTGCAATGAGTGCTATGAACAGCTTGTGGAAATGAGAAAAGCAAACATCCTGGCAGAGAGGAGAGCAGAGTGAGCAAGATCGCACATCTCATTGTGAAACTGATCCGACCGGTTGACAGTGAGTTGTGGGCGCAGGACATTGAAAAAAACGGAGCACAAGGCGAATGCAAACCGTTGGTTGTTTGTAAAGAGTGCAAGCACAGACCAAAACGATTGTACGAAGATGACAGGGACGGATTCAATCTTGAGTTTCCGGACGAAAGATGTCCGTGCCAGTGCAGCGATGGCTGGTATAACTGGATGCCTGATGATGACTGGTTTTGCGGGAATGGAGAGGTGAAATAGGAATGAAGAAGATAAAGCAGAAGATTCTTTTCTACAAAGCGGTGCTGATTGAGATCATGGAAACGCTCTGTTCTATCTGTCAGTATTTGGATTTTGACGGAAGGCACAACCGTTATCTAAATCCGAATGCGGAATATATGAGAGGCCATTTTAAACAGCTGAAACAGATGTCGGAATTCTTGAGACGTGAACTGAGTGAAAAAGGAAAGAAGAATGACGGAAGCACTGGAAAGAATCTATTTTGATCGATATACCGGAAAGTATTGTCTGCAAAAAGATGCAGCGGCGCCGCCGGAGAGATATATTGATGTGTTCAGCAACTGTCTAGGCAACTTTGTTGAGCACATCCAAGTATGCAGGGTTGACACGTCGCACTATGAGGAGTTCCGGTTAAGTATATCGTTCGACGAAAAATTTTATACTGGGGACTATCGAACGGTGGAAGCGGCCAGACAGTTTCACTTCAGACGAAACAATTGTGAACCGTTGCGGGTGATAAGATATGAGATCCCAGAACACTTATTCAGGGAATACTGCGAAAGACTTAAGGGGATAGAGGAATGAAAAAGATTATATATGTTGTCTTGCTGATGTTGTGTCTCGTTGGATGCGAAAAGTCAGACAGAGTAAATTACAACATCAGAAGAGAGGCAAATAACTTCAACATTTACAGACGAGTAGTCGCAATCAACACCCGTTTGAATGAAACGCTGTTTGCGGTAGAAGGATACATATCCGTGAATGTTGACTCTGACGGCGATCTGAATGTGACGATTCAGACAGGAGCAGAAGAATTCAAACTGTTCTATGCACATCTTGGAAACGATGTCACATATACGGTTATTCAGACAGAACCAGCGAATGTGACACCATACGCATACAATATCAGCTTCTTTCCGGCAAAAGAGGTGCTTGAACATGGGCTGTTTGACGTTACATCAAGTGAGGGAAAAGAAGAATGAGTGACTTAATTAACAGAGAAGAGCTTCTCTCCGAAATGGAAGAGTATTATGAGAGACGATCCGAAGATGCGAATATGACAGGTAACAGGTCGGCATGTGTTACTTGGAATGATGCGGTTTTTTTAATAAAGAATGCACCGACAGTAAATACAGAACCAGTAAGGCACGGTCACTGGATCATTAAAGATGATTGGTGTACATGCTCCGTGTGCAGAGAAAGCATGCACTATAGCAATGGATTAAATGAAAAGTCAAGTATCATAAACGCCATGTCAATGAGAGTTAATTACTGCCCTAGCTGTGGAGCAAAGATGGATGAGAGGAAAGAAGAATGACAGCTGATTTATTAACAGGATTATGTATTGGCCTGATCATCGGAATGGGGTTTGTTTTCCTCACAAACGACATCTGGTATCGGGATTGTGTGGAGATGAACAAGAAATGGTCAGCACTTTGCTCAGAGATGAATACTGCATGGTTTAAGCGGTGCGAAGCTATCAGAAACAGCGAAGATGAAACATATGAAAAAACGGTTTCATCCGAAGAAATGAATATTCAAAATGTTAAGGAATCATCGGAGAAAATCGACGATGCCGAAATGTAACAAAAAAACAATTCTGTTAAATGCGAAAAAAGGAGATAGAAGGTGATTGTTAACTGTAATAATGGCAGCAAATATGTAAACCTGACAGAGAAAAACATTGTGTCTCTTGGAGTCGAGAAAAACAAAACCGGTGATTATGAAATTGCGGCGCTGTTTCTTGGCTATTGTTACGGACATGAGAAGATCGTCATGGGATCATATGCCGCCGAAGATGAGGCGATCATGGTTCTGAACTGGCTGATCGATGCGCTTGATGATGACATTAGATTTGTGACAATGCCGGATAAAGGCCAGATCAGGAAGTGGGACCGCTAAGGGGAGACTGAAATGAATCAAATTAAAGAAGAAGTCGCAGTATTTATGCAGGCTGATCCGAGTCAGCCAGTCAGACTGCCGGAGAGATCCACATCAGGATCAGCTGGCTATGATTTCTATGCACCGAAATCCTTGACGATCGGAGTCGGTGAGAAGGCTATTTTTGATACAGGTGTCAAAGTGAACATTGAACCTGGGTGGGCGCTTCTGTTAATTCCGAGATCATCAAGAGGAGCTGCAGGACTGGTTATCACAAATACGGTCGGACTGATTGATTCTGATTACAGAGGAGAAATCAGGGCATTTCTGAAAAATGACAATTCTTATCATTCACTGAGAATCAATGAAGGCGAAAAATATATGCAGGGAGTATTCGTCCAATATGGCATCGCCTCAAATGATAATGTGACTGCCGTGCGCACTGGCGGGATCGGATCGACTGGATTATAGGAGTGTTTATGCCGGAAAAATTGATTGATCCGATGAAAGCGGCATATGTCGAAGGAATTCTGAACAACATTGAATATTACCGGCGGCAGGTCAATCACTTTGAGATGGAAGAGTATCGTCTGAATGAAGAGCTGAAGAAGGAGAAGATCACCGGCGGTGTGCATTCGCCGGGCATCATGTCACCGGAAGAAGCAAAATATCAGAAGGGAACGAGAATCTACAAAAACAAAGTGGAGTATCTGATCGGTGAGATTATCAGCTGCCAGCAGCGTCGAGCATGGTTTCAGCAAACACTGGACAGATATGCGCAGTTTATGAAGAAACTGGAACCTGAAGAACGTGACATGGTATTCATGAAATATGAACAGCATCATTCTTACGAAGAGATCGGCGAACAGTTCTTCAAGAGCCGTGAGGCTGTCCGGAAGACAATCCGGAAAGCCTTGATGAAGTGGGAGTAAATTTCACAAAAATAAAAAGTTGCGGTCGCAACCCAAAAACCGTGATATTCTTGGTTTGTAAAAAAGCGAGGTCATTCAGTCTGCCTCGTTTTTTTTTACTGCTCAGCTGCTGTTCATCTCCCTCAAATCTGTCAATGGACGGTAGCTGAGTATATCTGGAGAAAAGTGATATGAGAGATTTTGCAAAGAAGTTTTATAAGTCGAAGGCTTGGCAGAATGTCAGGGAGTATGTAATCCAGAGAGACAAGAATCTTTGTGTCGATTGTATGAAGCGCGGCAAGGTCACGCCGGCTGAGGAGGTTCATCATATTATCGAACTGACTCCGGAGAACATCGGCGATCCGTCGATCAGTCTGAGTGCCGACAACCTTGTGAGCTTATGCAGAGAGTGCCATAAGGCGCGGCATGGCAGTCATGATCGGGGATCTGGAGAAAAAAGATACAAAATTGATGAGCGAGGGCGGGTAATTATTTGCTGATACCCCCCTATTTTCGTTTCTGAAAAGGCCCAAAGGAAGACCGGTGGCCAAGGTTTCTTTTCCTCTCCAGAGTAGATCGAGGGGGGTGTGAGTATGGCCAAGATGAAGAAAGAAACAAGGATTAAGCGCAGACTGAGCCAACTGCGCAAGACTTACGCAAGGCTTCCGGAGAAAAAGCTGTTAATTGCGGAACCACTCATCAAAAATGCGGCTTTCATGGAAGTTGAACTGGAAGATCTGCAGGAAATCATCGCTGTCGAAGGAGCATCAGAGGATTATCAGAATGGTGCGAACCAACACGGCCGGAAAGCTTCGGCCGATCTGCAGGCTTACAACAGTTTGATCAAAAGCTACAACACTGTGAACGCCAGACTTGAGGCGATGCTGCCACCGGAGGAAGATGTTGACGATCTGGACGAGTTTCTGAGTGAATCAAATGGATAACTACATTCTCGCCTATTACCAGGCGATCCGAAATGGAACAGAGAATGTCAGCACATGGATCCGCGCTCTTTATGAACTGATCGTCACCGGCATTGGAAACAAGACCTACATTTTTTCTCCAACAAAAGCAAACAGAGCCATCAGGTTCATTGAAAAATATTTGCGGCATAATAAAGGTAAACTCGGTGGCCAGCTGCTGAAGCTTGAGCTATGGCAGAAGGCCATGATCAGCTGCATCTTCGGCGTTCTGGACGCCGATGGCAACAGACAGTTTCGAGAGATCTTTATTGTGCTGGGACGAAAAATGGGCAAGACACTTCTTGCTGCCGGCATCATTGCTTATGAAGCATATGCAGACGGCGACTTCGGATCTGAAATCTATTGCCTGGCTCCGAAACTTGATCAGTCGGATCTCGTTTATTCAGCTTTTGAGTTTACGAAGGATCACACTCCTTCTTTTGCATCGCGGACAAAAAAGCGAAAAACAGATCTGTATATCAAGCAGAGCAATACAACGATCAAAAAGATCGCGTTCAATGAAAAGAAGGCAGATGGCTACAATCCGCAGCTGGTTATTGCCGATGAGATGAGTTCATGGCCTGGTGCCAGAGGACTCAAACAATATGAAGTCATGATCTCCGGCATGGGTGCCAGAGAACAGCCGCTGATGGTGGCGATCAGTTCCTCTGGCTACGAAAATGACGGAATTTATGACGAACTCATGAAGAGAGCCACAAGCTTCCTGAAGGGCAACAGCCGCGAAAAAAGACTGCTGCCTTTTTTGTATATGATCGATGATCTTGAAAAGTGGGATGACATCAATGAACTTCGGAAGAGCCTTCCGGGCCTTGGCGTGTCAGTACCGGTCAGCTTTATCCTCGATCAGATCGACACAGCTTATGAATCTCTGTCAAAGCGGACTGAATTTCTCACAAAATACTGCAACATCAAACAGAGCAGCAGTGTCGCATGGCTACGCGCTCAGGATGTCGCCAGAGCGTGCACTGAAACATCTCTTAAACTGGAAGACTTCCGTGGATGCTACTGTGTGGCCGGCATCGACTTGTCGAGAACGACTGACTTGACGGCTTGCTGTGTTGTGATTGAGAAGAATGAAAAGCTGTATGTCTTTGCACAGTTTTTCCTTCCGTCGGAGCGGATCGACGAAGCTGAGGCGCGTGATGGAGTTCCATACCGTGCATATATCCAGCGAGGTCTGCTGACTCCGTCGGGAGACAATTTTGTGAATTATGAGGATTGTTACAAGTGGTTCACAAATCTGATTGAAACGTATGAAATTTATCCGCTCAAAGTCGGCTATGACCGCTACAACGCTCAGTATTTAACTCAGTCAATGAAAGCGTACGGATTCCATATGGATGATGTTTATCAGGGATTCAATCTGTCCGGAGTTATTGATGAGTGTGAAGGAATGATGAGAGACGGCGCTTTCTGCATCGGTGACAATGATCTTCTGAAGATCCATCTGATGGATGCTGCCGTTAAGCAGAATGCTGATGATCTGCGCAAAAGACTGGTTAAAGTATCGGCCAATGTTCACATTGACGGAACGGCGGCGCTTCTGGACGCACTCACGGTCAGACAAAAGTATTTTTCTGAAATCGGAGCGCAGCTGAAGAATGAACGAGGTGAGTGATGGGTATTTTTGAAAATCTATTTAAAAAGAAAAATGTGGATGCCGTCAGGGAGAATGACGGATATTTTGAAACGCTCACAGCGTACCGGCCGCATTTCAGCTCATGGAATGGAAAGCTCTATGAGGTTGCGCTGGTCCGGGCGGCAATTCACATCAGAGCATTGCACATAAGCAAGCTGAAAGTTGAAGTAATCGGATCGGCGAATCCGAGACTTCAGACAAAACTGAAGCTGAGGCCAAACCCATGGATGACATGGAGCCAGTTCCTTTATAGAGCCAGCACGATTCTGGATATGCACAACACTGTCATCATTGTTCCTGTTTATGATGATCTGATGCGGATCGTCGGCTATTTTCCGGTGCTGCCGACAAGGTGCGAAGTCATTGATGTCGACGGTGAGCCATGGCTCCGCTATGAATTCAAGAACAGAAAAAAAGCCGCCGAAAAACTTTCACTTTGTGCGGTCATGACAAAATTCCAGTATTCCAGTGATTTCTTCGGTGATCCGAATACTGCACTTGATCAGACCATGGCGCTTGTGCATCTCAGCAACGAGGCAATCAAAGAAGCTGTGAAAAATGGAGCGACTTACAGATTCATGGCCCGCCTCAATAACTTCTCGAATACCGAAGATCTGAAAAAGGAACGAAAGAGATTTACTGAAGCAAATCTGAAATCAGATGATGAGAACAGCGGGATCCTGCTTTTTCCGAATGTGTATACAGACATAAAGCAGATTGAGCAGAAAGCTTTCACTGTTCCGAAGGATGAACTGGATGAGATCAGGACGAATGTATACAACTATTTCAACGTTAATGAGGATGTTCTTCAGTCCAAGGCTTTTGGCGATAAATGGCAGGCTTTTTACGAATCAGCAGTCGAAACATTTGCAATTCAGTTCTCTGAGACGATTACCTTCGCAGCATTCACTGAGAATGAAATCCTCAGAGGCACGCAGATCATGGCATCGGCGAACCGGCTTCAGTACTTATCGACATCGGAGAAACTGAATGTGTCCAGCCAAATGGCGGACCGAGGTATTCTTAACCGTGACGAAGTCAGAGAAATCTGGAACTTGCCGCCGCTTCCGGATGGCCAGGGACAGGATTATATAATCCGCGGCGAGTATTACATGATTGATGATGAAAACAACTTCACTCATGAAGGAAACAATGGAGGTGAGGGCAATGCCTGACTTAGAGAAAATTCTGAAGAAAATTGAATCCGGTAGACAGTTCCGCCGGAATGATCTGCATCCTGAATTCCGTGCTCTGGATATGTCCGAAAATGACAATCAGATGATTGTTGAAGGCCATGCAACAACATTCAACGAAGAGTATGAACTGTATTGCTTCGATGACTGGGACGGATACAGAGTGACAGTTGTCGAAGCTGTTGATCGGCATGCTTTCGACGAAACTGATATGTCGGATGTCATTTTCCTTTATGACCATACCGGCCGCGTAATGGCTCGGAACAGAAATAACACATTAACAGTCCAGTCCGACAATGTCGGACTTTTTATTCGCGCAAATCTCAGCGGATCGGATCTCGGTCCGGGACTTTATGCGGATATTCAGAAAGGTTACGTCGACCGAATGTCGATGCAGTTCACAGTGGCTCAGCATCAGCTTACTGAAGAACGCGACGACGAAAACAAGACGCGAAAACTCGTCAGACTCATCACGCGAGTTGGCAAGCTGTATGACGTCTCAGCTGTTGGCATTCCCGCGAATGATGGTACTGATATATCAGCCCGCAGCGCCGCGGACGGAGTGATCCAGGCGTTCGAAGCGGAGAGACTTCTGAGGCTGAACGAAGAAAAGAGGGCGAAAGCTCTGAAGCTGAGCATTGATCTCAGCTTAGAAAGGTGAAAAACAAATGAACTACGAGCAGATTATTGCTAGACTCCGCGAAATCAGATCTGCGCTTGATGGCGATCTGACCAATGTCGATGTTGACGCTCTCAGAAAGGAAGCGGACAGTCTTCTGGCACAGAAGGCAGAAATCGAAGAGCGCGCCATGGCTGCACGCACACTTCGCCAGCGTATCGCTGACGGTTCCGCCAACAGCTCTGTCGTTGATGTCATGACAGCTCCGGAATCCACAGACGGAATCGAACTCCGCAACACTCAGGCATATATGGAGGCATATGCCCGTGGCATCCTGGCAGGAAACTCCAGCGAATGCCGTGCTCTGCTTTCCACAAATGCTCCGGAAAACGGTCAGATTCCTGTTCCGCAGTATGTTGAGGATCGTATCCGCACAGCCTGGGAACGCGAAACTCTGATGTCCAGAGTCACAAGAACTTTCCTGCCTGGCAACTACATGGTCGGCTTCGAAATCAGCGGTAGTGAGGCTCAGATCCATCTGGAAGGCGCTGCCGCAATTTCTGAGGAAAATCTTGCACTCGGTGTTGTCACTCTCGTTCCTCAGACAATCAAGAAGTGGGTTTCGGTTTCTGACGAAGTCTACAATCTCAGAGGCCAGGCGCTCATTGATTATGTTTATGATGAACTGGCTTACAGAATCGCAAGAAAGGCCGCTCAGATTGCCATCACTGCAATTCTGGCCGCTCCGCAGACTTCTAGCGCTACAGCGCCGGCTGTCGCTTCTCTTACTAGGGCGCTCCAGGCTGATACTATCATCATGGCTGAAGCTGAACTGACATCTGAAGCTCTCGATGTTGTTGCTATCATGAACAGAAAAACAAGAGCAGCACTCAAGGCTCTGCAGGCAACTTCCGGCGATAATGTCGGCGATGTCTTTGACGGCCTTGACATCGTTTACACGGATCATCTGAAATCTTATGCTGCTGCCTCTGCTGGCGAAGCATATATGATCGTTGGCGATCCGGGCGATGGTCTCTGCGCAAACTTCCCGAATGGTGATGAAATCAAGTATGTGTTTGATGAAATCACCGGTGCACAGGCTGATCTGATCAAGATCACAGGCAAGCAGTACGGCTCTATCGGTGTAGTTGCGCCGCTGCGCTTCTGCAAGGTTCTCAAGCCGAATGCCTAAGGTAAACCTTAGACACGCTACTCACATTTATGCTCAGCCGGGCATGGTGACCGTCTCAGAGGCGGAAGCCGCCCGGCTTTGCTCGATCGGAGTGGCGG